TGGCTGGTTCGTAATGATCTGGCGGATGCCTTACCGGAAAGTGCAGCCCGTAAGGCACTGAGATTACCGAAGCCTGTTGTGCCATCTGTCACCCGGGAAAGTGACCTTGTGCCTTCGGTTCCTGCCACCAGCATCATCCAGGATAAAGCTAAAAAGGTGCTGGCGCTGAAAGTGGATCCGGAGTCGCCGGAGTCTTTTATGTTACGCCCAAAACGTCGCCGCTGGGTTAATGAAAAGTACACGCGCTGGGTTAAGACGCAGCCGTGTGCATGTTGTGGAAAGCCTGCTGATGATCCCCACCATCTGATAGGCCACGGTCAGGGGGGAATGGGTACAAAAGAGCATGATCTCTTTGTGCTGCCTTTGTGCAGAAAGCATCACGACGAGCTGCATGCGGATACCGTGGCATTTGAAGAGAAGTATGGCTCCCAGCTGGAGTTGATATTTCGTTTTATCGATCGTGCGCTGGCAATTGGTGTGTTGGCCTGATTTTGTGGAGAAAGTTGATGCGTGATATGTATGAAGTAATGGATCGTTGGGGAGCTTGGGCTGCTTCAGACAATAGCGGAGTGGACTGGCAGCCGATAGCGGCTGGTTTCAAGGGACTTTTACCTCATGGCAAAAAGTCACGGATTCAGTGTGATGATGACGAAGGCATCATGATAGACAGTTGTGTGGCTCGGTTGAGAAGGTATAAACCAGAGGAATATGAGCTCATCATCGCCCACTTTGTTATCGGTATCTCATTACGCACTATTGCGAAGAAGAGAAAATGCTCTGATGGCACAATTAGGAAGGAACTGCAAACTGCAATGGGGTTTGTTGATGGCTGTTTAGCAATGTTAGCTTATAGTATGGCATAAAAAATAAAATAGATTTACTGCCGATTTTTCAAAAAAGACTGGGAACTGTTTATATCCAACGTAAATAAGGCCTCCATAAAACATGGCTGATGCGAGATATTTAACAGTTCTCATCCTTTTTTTAGCTTTATCAATCAAACCTGTAATGCTACTCTTAATACTATCTGCATTATCTTTGATTTCTTTATTTTCTTCAAACTTTAAATACTTATCGAAAGCGGACTCCACTCGAGAACGTAAGTTGTCGAATGTTTCATTGAATATCTCAATAGAAATGTAATTGACTTTTTTTATCATCCAAAGTCCTGCGATAATCAATATTGCTTCGGTTGTTTCATTAGCCTTCACTAAGCCACCAGCTGCTATTAATGCACCGGGAATAGTCAATGCTTTTGTCTGATTAGATGATATGAATTCGTTAATTTTACTCGTGAACTCAAGATTTTTCTCATCGAGTTCGTTAAGAATTTTATTTACAGAAAACCTCTTTGTGTAAATCTCATATAGTTCATCATATTTTTTCCTGACGAGTTCAGTAGAGTTAAGCAAGTCAAAGAAATTGAACGTACCATTTGCTTTAAATACTTCGTTTATGGCTGAGCGTATAACGAGCTTGCGCTCGCTTTTGTGTAAATCATTGATTTTTATTGTGTCGAGAAGCTCCTTTATAATTTCATATTTAAGAGACGAGTTCGATAAGCGATTAATCTCGCTATATTGTAAAAAATGCGTGAGTTCGACTGTATAACTTTTGTCTTCATTGGTGAAAAATAAGACAGAGCAGTCACTGTTATGATGATCAGAAATTAATGAAAGGATATCTTTCCACATAAAGAAAATATGGATTTTTTCGATGCTTTCATTCTTAGAAGTAGGGAGTATTAACGGCGTTCCGATGATATAATTTTTCGGAAGAGCGTTTTGGGTGTTTACTCTAGACCAAAAAGACTCAACATTCTCATAAATTATAGCATCATCCCAAGATGAAGCTTGGCGATCTAGCCAAATTTCATTATTTTCGATGCAGGTTGTTGCCTTTTTATAACCTATAGATTGTAACAGTCTAATTATTTCAGAACTATTTACAATAACAATGCTTTCTTCAAGACTTATGACAGTGTAGTAGCCCTCAACTCTGCTTGAGGCTCCGTTAATAATCTGCGCTAATCTTGATAAGTCATCAGCAATTGTCATTATTAGCTGTCTCTATATCTTTTGAGTTCATCATAATTTGCCTGACTCAATTTTATCACAATTTCGCATTTGTTGTCAGTGAGAATTACAGGCTTATTTGACTTTTCGTCTCCAATAGCTCCACGCATTATTTTCAACTTAAAATTATTGTCGTTATCTGCCACTTCAATTGTAAGCGCGCTTTCAGCTGCTTTAGGAGTTGGTTCAAATTGAGGGTCAATCTGGAAACCATTAAGATTAACAAAATCGACAAACGTTCCCTTACATTTGTGTGAATCAGTCAGGCATGAGTCAATTATTTTTGAAATATCCTCTATCTTAACGGACTTATTTCCGTGTTTATCTTTTGATTTTTTTTCCAGTAAGGATTTAACTTCATTGTCAATAGTATCACGCAGTACACGACCGAGTGAGTTTTTACTAGCAAAAATATCTATAGCACTGAATAATTGCTGAATGCTTCTTTTATTGTCCGAATCATGTCGGCAACCTAATGAGTCTTTGAAAAAATCGCTTTTAGATTTACCTTGCAAGAAATGTACATATGAGTCACCCTTGTTTTCTGGATAACTGGCTTCGAATAAAGTTAAATCGAACATCGCAGCCTGCCGTAAGGCATCGGTATTAATTGGATTTAATCTTGTTGGGGTCAACTTATCCGAATCAAAGTCATAGGCGCTTTGTTTATCAACCATTACGATTAGAAGTTTCCCCAAATCCTCTGGTTCGGTAGACTTATAGTGGATGAAAACAACGCTCCCCCCCTGAAGTTGGGCAACTCTCGATTCGTTATTAGCATTATGTTTAAGCTTCTCTATTATAGCTCTAGATAAATCAATGAATTCATTATTTTTATTAATGTATTTTTTTAGGATCGTAGGAATGGATGAAGGGTTGTGATCTGAGTCTAGGAAGTTATGAAATTTGTTTTTTCGGCTAAATTTTTTCTCAATTCTGGTTATGAATTCAGATGTGACTTCATTTTTTAGATCCCAAACTTCACCTAATCGATAATCAAATGCTCTTGAATCATTTTTTTCAAGATTTGCTGTTACAGCACCAATAGGAAAGTACGATTGTTTGCCCAGCACTACAACATGAGGCGTGGCACCGCATTTATCGCAAGCTACAGTTGGGTCGTCAAGAACATTGCCACATTCTAAACAAGTTATATCCATTATATATCCCGAATTATAAGAATGAATTTTTATGTGGCTGAAAATTCTATCAAAACACTAACGCGTACGCAAAAAATATCGTAATCTGTTAAGTGTGCTCACTTCGCCACACAGCTTAAACCCGCCATCGAGCGGGTTTTGTCGTTTCTGGGTCTGGGGATTCCTTGGTCCTAGCCTATCCCGCAGTTATCCATTGACTCGGCTTCTTTGACGTTTCCGCTTCTGATTTGCGGTACATGATGTTTCCTCAATTTGCACCTGCTGTATCAGCGAGGTGAGAGATAACTACAAATGCCTCATAACCCAAATACATGGCTGGAGTTGGTCCAGAGCTGGTGGCGTGGAGACACACCGCTGGGCGCAGTGATTATGTCGATTGTTATGGCTGGTTTACGTATTGCCTATTTTGGCGGTGGTGGCGGCTGGAAGCGAAAAACACTCGAAATTCTACTCTGTGGCGCTCTGACGCTGACTTTTGCATCCGCTCTTGAGTATGTCGGATGGCCTAAATCACTATCTGTTGCCATTGGTGGTGGGGTGGGGCTGATCGGTGTTGATGCTATTCGTGGGGCTGCAATGAGAGTAATCGGTAACAAGTTTGGTGGCTCTAAGGAGTAATTTATGCAGGTACTAAATTCCCAGCGTAAAGCTTTCCTGGATATGGTGGCATGGTCAGAGGGAACGGATAACGGGCGACAACCGACACGTAACCACGGTTATGACGTTATTGTCGGTGGAGAACTCTTCACTGATTACTCCGATCACCCTCGCAAACTTGTCACGCTAAACCCGAAACTCAAATCAACAGCTGCAGGCCGTTATCAACTTCTTTCACGCTGGTGGGATGCTTACCGCAAGCAGCTTGGCCTGAAAGACTTCTCTCCGAAAAGCCAGGACGCTGTGGCACTGCAACAGATTAAAGAGCGTGGCGCTTTACCGATGATTGATCGCGGTGATATTCGTCAGGCTATCGACCGTTGCAGCAATATCTGGGCTTCACTGCCGGGCGCTGGTTATGGTCAGTTCGAGCATAAGGCTGACAGCCTGATTGCAAAATTCAAAGAAGCGGGCGGAATGGTCAGAGAGATTGAGGTATGAACAGATTAACCGCGATTATCTCCGCTCTGGTTATCTGCATCATCGTCTGTCTGTCATGGGCGGTTAATCATTACCGTGATAACGCCATTACCTACAAAGCCCAGCGCGACAAAAATGCCAGAGAACTGAAGCTGGCGAACTCGACAATTACTGACATGCAGGTGCGCCAACGTGATGTCGCTGCGCTCGATGCAAAATACACGAAGGAGTTAGCTGATGCGAAAGCTGAAAATGATGCTCTGTGTGATGATGTTGCCGCTGGTCGTCGTCGGTTGCACATCAAAGCAGTCTGTCAGTCAGTGCGTGAAGCCACCACCGCCTCCGGCATGGATAATGCAGCCTCCCCCCGACTGGCAGACACCGCTGAACGGGATTATTTCACTCTCAGAGAGAGGCTGATCACTATGCAAAAACAACTGGAAGGAACCCAGAAGTATATTAATGAGCAGTGCAGATAGAGCTGCCCATATCGATGGGCAACTCATGCAATTATTATGAGCAATACACCCGCGCTTCCAGCGGAGTATAAATGCCTAAAGTAATAAAACCGAGCAATCCATTTACGAATGTTTGCTGGGTTTCTGTTTTAACAACATTTTCTGCGCCGCCACAAATTTTGGCTGCATCAACAGTTTTCTGCTGTCCAATTCCCGAAACGAAGAAATGATGGGTGATGGTTTCCTTTGGTGTTACTGCTGTCGGTTTGTTTCCAACAGTAAACGTCTGTTGAGCACATCCTGTAATAAGCATTGCCAGAGCGGCAGAAAACAACATTTTTTTCATCTTATTATCCTGCATTGTTAAAAACGGCAGAATCCTATGTGACAACAATTAAACGATAGTTAAATGGATTGATGAAAATTAAAACTATATAGGTGTACGGTCAGACTATTGGAGGTAGTCAGGATTTGAATGTCAGTCTGTTGTCGGCATTCTGGCAATGCAATTTGGATAAAGCGGGGATTAAAAAGATAGAAGCGAGCCGGTCAGGTAGAAATGAATCAGGCTCAAAGTGAAGCGGAAAAGGTCTGTGGCACAAACTGATGCTGCCATAATTACAGCCTGATGACTTGTGGAATGAAACATGTTGAACTTCCTTAATTGATGTGATTCGAGTGAGGAAGGCATTCTGTCCCTCTATAGTGTCCATTAATTCAAACGGGAAATTTGTCTCATGCGTGAGACAAGTCTCTCCATTAGTGAGTTGTATTGATTGCGACTCTTCAAAGAATCCATTACTGCGTTGATGAAAAAGGTTTACTACGAATGAAGGCAGCTATTTCGCTGGTTTCTTCATTGGAGTACATATGCCCCCACGAACCCCAAAAGCCTGCCGTGTTCGCGGCTGCCGCTCTACAACCACGGACCCTTCAGGCTACTGCGAAAGCCACAAAAGCGAAGGCTGGAAGCAATACAAACCTGGACAATCCCGTCATCAGCGCGGCTACGGTTCGAAGTGGGACAGTATCCGCGCGCGTGTCCTGAAGCGTGACAAAGGCCTGTGTCAGTTATGTCTGCGTGCTGGTGTGGTGCGTGAGGCGAAGACCGTTGACCACATCATCCCTAAATCGCATGGCGGCACTGATGCCGACTGTAATCTGCAGAGTCTGTGCTGGCCGTGTCATAAGGCGAAGACGGCCCGTGAACGGTTGAAGTGATAATGATTCTCAACTGCCTGAGGGGAGGGGCGGGTCAAATCCCTGCGGCCTGACGTCTTCCGGACTGCCCGCCCCATCGTTTTTTTATACCCGCGAAAAATGAAATTTAACCAGGAGTGCCGCATATGGCTGGAACGGCGGGGCGTTCCGGGCGTCGCCCCAAGCCAACGGCGCGCAAGGCGCTGGCCGGAAATCCCGGCAAGCGAGCCCTGAACAAAGATGAACCTGTTTTTACGCCCATCAAAGGTGTTGAGCCACCGGAGTGGTTCGCTGAAGAAGATCTCCCTCTCGCCACGATCATGTGGCAACTGACAACCAAAGAACTCTGCGGTCAGGGCCTGCTGTGCGTGACTGACCTCGCGGTGCTTGAGCGGTGGTGCGTGGCCTATGAGTTCTGGCGACGTGCTGTGAAAAATATTGCCATACAGGGCAACACCATCACCGGCGCAATGGGCGGCAGGGTCAAAAATCCGGAGCTGACAGCCAAAAAAGAACAGGAGTCCGAGATGAGCAGCACGGGGGCAATGCTCGGACTCGACCCCAGCAGCCGCCAGCGTCTGATTGGCCTGGCGGGGCAGAAGAAAGCCACTAACCCGTTTCTGAAAATCATCGAATCATGAGCCGGAAATCTTACCCCAACGTAAATGCTGCCAATCAGTATGCCCGGGATGTCGTGCGCGGAAAGATTGTGGCCTGCCAGTTTGTGATTCAGGCCTGCCAGCGCCATCTTGATGACCTGATGGCGGAAAAAAGTAAGTCGTTTCGTTACCGCTTCGACAAGGACCTGGCTGAACGGGCCGCCAAATTTATTCAGCTGTTGCCGCACACCAAGGGTGAGTGGGCATTCAAGAGGATGCCCATCACGCTGGAGCCGTGGCAGCTCTTTGTGATCTGCTGCGCGTTTGGCTGGGTCAATAAAGGCTCCCGGCTGCGCCGCTTCCGGGAGGTGTATACCGAAATCCCCCGTAAGAACGGCAAATCAGCAATCTCTGCCGGTGTCGCCCTGTATTGTTTTGCCTGTGATAACGAGTTCGGCGCGGAAGTGTATTCCGGTGCCACGACGGAGAAACAGGCATGGGAAGTCTTTCGTCCGGCAAGACTGATGTGTAAACGCACACCCATGCTGACGGAAGCGTTCGGGATTGAGGTTAACGCCTCAAACATGAATCGTCCGGAGGATGGCGCGCGGTTTGAACCGCTGATCGGTAACCCCGGTGATGGTTCATCACCCCACTGTGCGGTGGTGGATGAATATCACGAGCACGCCACCGATGCGCTTTACACCACGATGCTTACCGGGATGGGGGCGCGACGTCAGCCACTGATGTGGGCCATTACTACTGCCGGGTACAACATTGAGGGGCCGTGCTACGACAAGCGACGGGAAGTTATCGAGATGCTCAACGGGTCGGTACCCAACGATGAACTGTTCGGGATCATCTATACCGTTGACGAAGGCGATGACTGGACTGACCCGCAGGTGCTGGAAAAAGCTAACCCGAATATTGGCGTGTCGGTTTATCGCGAATTTTTGTTAAGTCAGCAGCAGCGTGCGAAAAATAACGCCCGTCTGGCAAACGTCTTTAAAACAAAACACCTCAATATCTGGGTGTCGGCGCGTTCGGCGTATTTCAACCTGGTGAGCTGGCAGAGCTGCGAGGATAAATCACTGACCCTTGAGCAGTTCGAGGGGCAGCCGTGCATTCTGGCCTTTGACCTGGCGCGTAAGCTGGATATGAACAGCATGGCGCGACTTTATACCCGCGAGATTGACGGTAAAACGCATTACTACAGTGTGGCCCCGCGTTTCTGGGTACCGTATGACACGGTGTACAGCGTCGAGAAAAATGAAGATCGACGGACAGCCGAACGCTTTCAGAAATGGGTGGAAATGGGCGTTCTGACCGTTACCGATGGTGCGGAGGTGGATTATCGCTACATCCTCGAGGAGGCCAAAGCGGCGAACAAAATCAGCCCGGTCAGTGAGTCACCCATCGACCCCTTCGGGGCGACCGGGTTGTCACATGACCTTGCTGATGAAGACCTGAACCCCATCACTATCATTCAGAACTACACCAACATGTCCGACCCGATGAAAGAGCTGGAAGCGGCAATTGAATCGGGGCGCTTTCATCATGATGGCAATCCCATCATGACCTGGTGTATCGGCAACGTGGTCGGCAAAACCATTCCGGGTAACGATGATGTGGTGAAGCCCGTCAAAGAGCAGGCGGAAAACAAAATCGATGGTGCAGTTGCGCTGATTATGGCGGTTGGCAGAGCCATGCTGTACGAGAAAGAAGACACGCTGTCTGACCACATTGAGTCCTATGGGATCCGCTCGCTTTAACTGAGGTAATTATGATCATGCTGATTCTCGCGCCTCTGGTGGGCGTGCTGGGGGCGCTTTTGCTGGCGTATGGTGCCTGGCTGATTTATCCCCCGGCGGGGTTTGTTGTTGCCGGGGCGTTGTGCCTGTTCTGGTCGTGGCTGGTGGCGCGATATCTCGACCGTACACAGTCGTCTGTCGGCGGAGGTAAATAGTGTTCTTTTCGGGATTATTTCAACAAAAAAGTGACGCACCGGTGACCACGCCAGCAGAGCTGGCGGATGCTATCGGGTTGTCCTACGACACCTATACCGGAAAGCAGATCAGCAGCCAGCGGGCCATGCGACTGACGGCGGTTTTTTCCTGTGTCAGGGTGCTGGCGGAGTCGGTCGGGATGTTGCCCTGCAACCTGTATCACCTGAACGGCAGCCTGAAGCAGAGAGCCACTGGCGAACGTCTGCATAAGCTGATCTCCACGCATCCCAATGGCTATATGACGCCGCAGGAGTTCTGGGAGCTGGTGGTCACCTGTCTGTGCCTGCGGGGAAACTTTTACGCCTACAAAGTGAAAGCATTTGGCGAAGTGGCTGAACTGCTGCCCGTCGATCCCGGCTGTGTGGTACCGAAGCTTAACAGTAGCTGGGAGCCGGTCTATCAGGTCACATTCCCGGATGGCTCCACGGATGTACTGAGCCAGGAGGATATCTGGCATGTGCGCACGCTGACGCTGGACGGACTGGTGGGGCTGAATCCCATCGCCTATGCCCGCGAGGCAATATCGCTGGCGGCAGCGACCGAAGAGCACGGGGCCAGACTGTTCAGCAATGGCGCGGTGACGTCGGGTGTGTTGCGTACAGAGCAGACGCTGTCAGATCAGGCTTATGAGCGCCTGAAGAAAGATTTTGAGGAGCGTCACACCGGGCTTGGCAATGCTCACCGCCCGATGATCCTTGAGATGGGGCTGGACTGGAAGTCGATGGCGCTGAACGCCGAGGACAGCCAGTTCCTGGAAACCCGCAAGTTTCAGCTTGAAGAAATCTGTCGTCTGTTCCGGGTGCCGTTGCACATGGTGCAGAACACCGATCGCGCCACCTTCAACAATATCGAAGAGCTGGGGCTGGGATTTATCAACTATTCACTGGTGCCGTATCTGACCCGCATCGAACAGCGGATCAACACCGGACTGGTACGAAAAAGTAAGCAGGGCGTTTATTACGCCAAATTTAACGCCGGGGCGTTACTGCGCGGGGATATGAAGTCCCGTTTTGAAGCCTACGCCACCGGGATTAACTGGGGAATTTACTCTCCCAATGACTGCCGCGACCTGGAAGATATGAATCCGCGTCCCGGTGGGGATGTCTATCTCACACCGATGAACATGACCACGAAACCCTCCGATGGCAGTAAAGCCGGTAAGCAGAAGGATAACGCCAATGCAGACGAAACAACGTCTTGATGTACCGCTGAGTCTGAAATCTGTCAGTGACTCCGGTGAGTTTGAAGGGTATGGCTCCGTCTTTGGTGTAAAGGACAGCCACGATGATGTGGTGATGTCCGGGGCATTTGCTGCTTCCCTGCGGGCGTGGAGTGACAGAAAAGCGTTACCTGCGCTGCTCTGGCAGCACCGCATGGATGAACCCATCGGTGTTTACACCGAAATGAAGGAAGACGATGTCGGGCTTTACGTCAGGGGACGGTTGCTTATTGATGATGATCCCCTCGCAAAACGCGCACATGCACACATGAAGGCCGGTTCGTTAACCGGCCTTTCTATTGGGTACGTCCTGAAAGACTGGGAATACGACCGGAGCAAAGAAGCCTTTCTGCTGAAAGAAATCGACCTCTGGGAAGTCAGCCTGGTGACGTTCCCGTCTAACGACGAGGCGCGGATCAGCGACGTCAAGAACGCACTGGCCCGCGGGGAAATCCCCGAACAGAAAAAAATCGAAAGAGTCCTGCGTGATGTCGGACTCTCCCGTACCCAGGCCAAAGCATTCATGGCCGGGGGCTATGGCGCACTGTCCCTGCGCGACGCTGAGGATGTGGGCTCTGCACTGAATGCACTGAAAAATCTGAACTTCTAATCAGGAGAAATACGATGGCGGTTGATATTAAAGATGTCGAACAGGTCGCGCAGGAGCTGCAGCAGAAGTTTGACGACTTCAAAGCAAAGAACGACAAGCGCGTGGATGCGATTGAGCAGGAAAAAGGCAAGCTTGCCGGGCAGGTGGAAACCCTGAACGGAAAACTCAGCGAGCTGGAAAACCTCAAAAGCGATCTTGAAAAAGAGCTGCTTGAGCTGAAACGTCCGGCAGGTGGTGCGCAAAATAAACTGACCACCGAGCATAAAGAAGCGTTTGTGGGCTTCCTGCGTAAAGGCCGTGAAGATGGTCTGCGCGATCTGGAGCGCAAGGCATTACAGGTGGGCACCGATGAAGACGGCGGCTATGCCGTGCCGGAAGCGCTGGATCGCAACATTCTGACCCTGCTGAAAGATGAAGTGGTGATGCGCCAGGAAGCCACGGTGATCACCGTTGGTGGTTCCGACTACAAAAAACTGGTGAATCTGGGCGGCACGGCTTCCGGATGGGTTGGCGAGACTGACGCGCGCTCCCAGACTGCCACCTCAAAACTGGGCCTGATTGAACCTTTCATGGGGGAAATCTACGGTAACCCGCAGGCCACCCAGAAAATGCTGGATGATGCCTTTTTCAACGTGGAAGCATGGATCAACAGCGAGCTGGCAACCGAATTTGCCGAACAGGAAGAAATTGCCTTTACCACCGGCGATGGTACCAAGAAGCCGAAAGGGTTCCTGGCGTATGAATCCACGGATGAAACCGATAAGGTCCGGGCGTTCGGCAAACTTCAGCATATTGTATCCGGCGACGCGACTGCGGTGACCGCAGACGCCATTATCAAACTGATTTACACGCTGCGTAAGGCACACCGCACCGGCGCGAAGTTCATGATGAACAACAACAGCCTGTTTGCCATCCGTCTGCTGAAAGACACCGAGGGTAACTATCTGTGGCGTCCGGGGCTGGAACTGGGGCAGCCGTCCTCTCTGGCGGGTTACGGTATCGCTGAAAACGAACAGATGCCGGATATCGCCGCTGATGCGAAAGCCATTGCATTTGGTAACTTCAAACGGGGTTACACCATCGTTGACCGTATCGGCACCCGCATTCTGCGTGACCCGTACACCAATAAACCGTTTGTCGGTTTTTATACCACCAAGCGCACCGGCGGGATGCTGGTCGATTCGCAGGCCATCAAACTGCTGAAGATTGCAGCGGCGTAATCACTCAGGGGCGCGGAACCGCGCCCCCTGTTCTGGCGGGTGAAGAATCATGATCCTGAAACAAGATCTGAAATGGTCACCGGACGGTATGCGTGTTGAGGTCATTCGGGCCGGTGAGTATGACGACGGGGCGCTTCCTGCCCGGGTGCAGGAGATTGCACTTCAGGCCGGGTTAGCAGAGCGCGGAACCAGTGCAAAAAGCAGTAAAGCGGCAAAAGAGAAAAAAGCCACGACCAGTAAAGAGGGCTGAGTATGCTTCTGACAATGGAAGAGATTAAAGCCCAACTCCGGCTGGATGAGGATTTCGATGCTGATGACCGCCATCTGCAACTGCTGGCCTGTGCGGCACAAAAGCGGACGGAAACGTATCTGAACCGGAAGCTCTATGCACCGGATGAAACCATTCCGGACAGCGATCCGGACGGGCTGCACCTGCCGGATGATATTCGTCTGGGGATGCTGATGCTTATCAGCCATTTTTACGAAAACCGCTCGTCGGTTACGGAAGTGGAGAAACTCGACATGCCGCAGAGTTTTGGCTGGCTTGTCGGCCCGTACAGGTACTTTCCGCAATGAAAATTCGTCAGGCGCAGACCAGCGCAACCTACATTCTGCCGGACCCCGGTGAACTGAATAAACGCGTCCTGATCCGCCTGCGGGTGGATATGCCCGCGGATAACTTTGGCGTGGAGCCTCAATACCCGGTTACGTTCCGGACATGGGCGAAGGTTATCCAGACCAGTGCCACCACCTGGCAGGAAACCGCGCAGACAGGGGACGCCATCACCCATTACATCACCATTCGTTATCGCCGGGGGATCACCGCTGATTATGAGGTGGTCTGCGGTGACAGTGTGTACCGGGTGAAACGTCAGCGCGATCTGAACGGGGCGCGGCGCTTTCTGCTGCTGGAGTGTACGGAGCTGGGCGAATGTAGGCAGAGTCACGGAGGCAACAATGACGACTTCCTTTTTGCACGTTGATTTTCAGCAGCCCGCGGAGATGCGCTTTAACCGCGCCCGTGTCCGGCGGGCGTTTGTCACGATTGGTCAGCGTCATATGCGTGATGCCCGTCGGCTGGTGATGCGCCGTGCGCGGTCGGCACCGGGTGAAAACCCCGGTTATCAGACCGGACGCCTGGCTCGTTCGATTGGTTACATGGTACCCAGAGCCAGTAAACATCGCCCTGGTTTTATGGCACGTATAGCCCCTAACCAGCGTAATGGAGAGGGAAACCGCCGTATCAGCGGTGATTTTTATCCGGCTTTTTTGTTCTATGGTGTGAGGCGAGGGGCAAAGCGTCGTCGCAGCCATCATCGTGGTGCATCCGGTGGCAGCGGCTGGCGACTGGCTCCACGTAATAACTTCATGGTGGAAACGCTTGAAAAGAACCGCAGCTGGACACGCTATTTTCTGGCGCGGGAATTGCGTAAATCACTGAAGCCGGAGCGACGACACAGATGAAACTGACGCCTGTTATTGCTGCACTGCGTGCCCGCTGTCCGTATTTTGAAAACCGGGTTGCAGGCGCGGCCCAGTTCAAAAATCTGCCGGAGGTCGGAAAGCTGAAACTCCCGGCGGCATATGTTGTACCGGGTGATGATTCTCCGGGAGAAAACAAAAGCCAGACCGACTACTGGCAGGAGCTGAAAGAGGGTTTCTCCGTGGTTGTCATACTGAGTAACGGGCGTGATGAGCGCGGTCAGTTTGCCTCGTATGATGTGGTGGACGATGTCCGGCAGATGCTCTTTAAGGCCCTGCTGGGCTGGAACCCGGAGGCGTGCGGTAACCCGATTACCTATGACGGCGGCACGCTGCTGGATCTGAATCGTCATGAGCTGATTTATCAGTTCGATTTTTCGGTCATCAGCGAGCTGACCGAAGACGATACCCGCCAGCAGGATGATCTGAACAGTCTGGATGAACTGCAAACGCTGGCGATTGATGTTGATTATCTCGAGCCCGGTAACGGGCCTGACGGCGATATCGAACATCACACCGAAATAACCCTTCCTTCCTGAGGATCCTCATGTTTGTCAAACCTGTTAAAGGGCGGTCAGTTCCTGATCCTGCCCGCGGCGACCTTTTGCCCGCCGAAGGGCGAAATGTTGACGAGAACAACTACTGGCTGCGCCGTGAAGCAGCGGGTGATATCCGGCGCGTGAATAAAAAGGTGAATACCGATGACGATAAGCTTTAACACCATTCCGTCGAATACGCTGGTTCCGTTGTTTTATGCGGAAATGGATAACCAGGCGGCGAATACTGCACAGGACAGCGGGGCATCGTTGCTGATTGGTCATGCCAATAACGGTGCAGAGATTGTTACCAACAGTCTGGTACTGATGCCGTCGGCAGACTATGCACGCCAGATTTGTGGTGCGGGAAGTCAGCTGGCGCGTATGGTCGAGGCTTATCGCCAGACTGACCCGTTTGGCGAGCTGTATGTGATTGCCGTTCCGGAAGCCACAGGCGCGGCGGCAACGGTTACGCTGACGGTGACCGGGGCAGCAACCGAAACCGGCACGGTGAATGTTTATGTGGGACGTACCCGCGTGCAGGCACCGGTGACCAACGGCGATAACGTCGCGACGATTGCCAGCAGTATCAAAGATGCCATCAATGCCGTTCCGGCCCTGCCGTTTACGGCTTCATCTTCGGCAGGCGTGGTCACACTGACCGCGCGTCATAAGGGGCTTTGCGGGAATGAAATTCCTGTCAGCCTCAATTACTACGGCTTTGGTGGGGGCGAAGTGCTGCCAGCGGGTGTACAGATTGCTGTGGCGACGGGTACCGCCGGAACGGGCGCTCCTGTTCTCACCGGTGCGGTGGCTGCAATGGCGGATGAGCCGTTTGATTATATCGGTCTGCCGTTCAACGACACGGCCTCCGTTAACACGCTGGTGACCGAGATGAACGATACCAGCGGTCGCTGGAGCTATGCTCGTCAGCTGTATGGTCATGTGTATACGGCAAAGACCGGTACGCTGTCAGAACTGGTGACCGCAGGTGACCAGTTTAACCAGCAGCACATTACCCTGGCGGGGTACGAAAAAGAAACCCAGACACCTGCCGACGAGCTGGCGGCAAGCCGTACCGCCCGCGCAGCGGTGTTTATCCGCAACGATCCGGCACGTCCCACGCAGACCGGTGAGCTGGTGGGTATGCAGCCTGCGCCGAAGGGGAAACGGTTCACGATGACCGAACAACAGACCCTGCTGTCTCATGGCGTGGCAACGGCGTATGTCGAAAGCGGGGTACTGCGCATTCAGCGTGATGTCACCACGTACAGGAAAAACGCTTACGGGGTTGCGGATAACAGCTACCTCGACAGCGAGACGCTGCATACCAGCGCGTATGTACTGCGCAAACTGAAATCCGTCATTACCAGTAAGTACGGGCGTCACAAGCTTGCCAGTGACGGTACCCGCTTTGGTCCCGGTCAGGCGATTGTCACCCCGGCGGTGATCAAAGGGGAACTGCTGGCAACCTACCGTCAGCTCGAGCGTGCGGGGATCGTGGAAAACTACGAACTGTTCAAGCAGTACCTGGTTGTGGAGCGTGATGCCAGCGATCCGAACCGCCTGAACACGCTGTTCCCGCCTGACTATGTTAACCAGTTGCGTGTCTTTGCCGTGGTTAACCAGTTCCGTCTTCAGTATTCAGAGGAGTCTGCATAATGGCCCGTATCGGGGGAACCTGTTATTTCAAAATTGACGGTCAGCAGCTATCGCTGACCGGCGGCATTGAGGTGCCCATGAACAGGACGGTCAATGATGACATCATCGGCCTGGACGGCTCAGTGGACCGCAAGGAAACTCACCGTGCGCCTTATGTCAAAGGGACCTTCAAGGTGCCGAAGAATTTTCCGGTGAACAAAATCACCTCGTCTGATGAGATGACAATCACTGCCGAGCTGGCGAACGGTCAGGTCTATGTACTGTCGTCTGCCTGGCTGCACGGCGAAGCGAACCATAATGCCGAAGAAGGCACGGTTGATCTTGAGTTCCACGGTGAAGAAGGGGATTACCAGTAATGAAAGAGCTTGAGTTAAAGAAACCGATTACCGCTCATGGCGAGACACTCTCCGTACTGGAGTTTGATGAGCCCACCGGGAAAGATGTCCGCGAGCTGGGATATCCCTACCAGATGAATCAGGATGAGTCCGTCAGACTTCTGGCGCATGTGGTATCGAAATACATCGTGCGGCTGGCGAAAGTGCCGCAAAGCTCTGTCGACCAGATGTCTCCGGCAGACCTGAATGCAGCGGCGTGGCTTGTGGCCGGTTTTTTCCTCCAGGCCTGACGGCTGAATACCTCACTGATCGCTTCTTTGACTGCGCCAGTTACTGGCGCATTAATCCCTTCGAATTGCTGAATATGCCGATCAGTGAAATTCCCTTGCTGGTCAGTCAGGCAAACAGGATAGAGCAGGAGAAACGCACACATGGCTGAATTTGAGCTTAAGGCGTTGATCACCGGTGTCGACAGGCTTTCTCCGGCGCTGTCGAAAATGCAAAAGAAAATCCGGGGATTTAAACGCCAGGCGGAAGAAGCGTCACAGGGTGGGCTGGCGCTTGGTGGCGGACTGGCAGCGGGTCTGACGCTTTCCCTGAAATCTTATGCCGATCAGGAAAACGCCGCCACCGGGCTGAAAGTCGCCATGATGGATGCGAACGGCGAGGTCGGAAAGAGCTTTCAGGACATCAATAAACTGGCTATTGGCCTGGGTAACCAGCTACCCGGTACAACGGCTGATTTCCAGAACATGATGCAGATGCTGGTGCGTCAGGGGATCCCGGCAGAAAACATTCTTGGCGGTGTGGGTAAAGCGACAGCTTATCTTGCGGTACAACTGAAAAAAACACCGGAAGCGGCTGCTGAGTTTGCTGCAAAGATGCAGGATGCTACCGGAACGGCGTCAGAAGACATGATGGGGCTGTTCGACACTATCCAGAAGGCGTTTTATCTGGGTGTTGACGATACCAACATGTTGTCCTTCTTCACTAAAACCAGCTCTGTTCTGAAGATGGTGAACAAGGACGGTCTTCAGGCTGCACAGAGCCTTGCCCCCATCAGCGTCATGATGGATCAGATGGGGATGAACGGGGAGTCGGCAGGTAACGCCCTGCGAAAAGTTATCCAGTCCGGATTAAGCGTTAAGAAAATCAGGGACGTCAATAAAATCATGGCCCGCCAGAAACTCGGGGTACAGCTCGATTTTACTGACGGCAAAGGAAGTTTTGGCGGTCTTGATAACATGTTCAGGCAACTGGCAAAGCTGCGAAAACTGACCGACGTTAAGCGAACAGGTGTACTTAAGGCAATATTTGGTGATGATGCCGAAACCCTTCAGGTGGTCAATGCACTAATCGATAAAGGAAAGGATGGCTACGATCAGATCCAGCAGAAGATGAATAAACAGGCCAGCCTGAATAAACGTGTTCAGGCCCAGCTTGGTACGCTGTCCAACCTGTGGGAGGCAATGACGGGGACCGCAACTAACGGCCTTGCGGCTATTGGCGGCGCATTTTCTGGTGACGCCAAAAATATCACGCAATGGCTGGGGGAGTTAGGGGAAAAATTCACGAAGTTTGCGGATGAAAATCCCCGGGTTATTCGCGGCGTCGTCGGGCTTGCTGCCGGTCTTGCGATTCTGAAACTGGGATTGATGGGCGTTGGCGGTGCCATCAGTATTGTCAGCAGGATCATGTCGATGACGCCGATTGGCATGATTGCGACGGCGATAGCCCTGGCTGCGGGATTAATTATCACTAACTGGGATGTTGTCGGACCTTATTTCAAGAAGCTCTGGGAAACCATTGGTCCTTATTTTGAGGCTGGCTGGGAACTTCTGAAGAAGGTTTTTGCCTGGTCGCCGCTGGGGATGGTAATCAATAACTGGGGACCGGTTGTTAAGTGGTTTCAGGATATGTGGGACAAACTGAAGCCAATTATTGAGTGGTTTACCGACAGTTCCGGTGACACGGTCGATGCCATTAACTCTGCGCAGTGGGGCGCGGGTGCTTATGATGCTTATGGGACGGGAATACCGGCACGGGGATACACGCCTTATCAGGCGGTAGATCCGGCTCAGTCAAACAACGCCTCCGGTGCCACAGGCCCGAATCCCTTCATGATTAACAAAGCTTCTGCGCCAAAAGTTGATGGTGAGATCAAGGTCTCTTTTGTGAATTCGCCTCCGGGTATGCGGGTTATGGAAACGCGATCCAGCGGTTTTGATGTCAGCCATGATGTTGGCTATACGCGCTTTGGCAGGTAATGAAAAATTAATCTGTTAATGAGTCCCACTCCGGTGGGATTTTTTATGTACGGAGTTTATATGACGTGGAAAGACAGACTTCAGGACGCGTCATTTCGCGGTGTGCCGTTTAAGGTTGAAGAAGAAAGTGCGGGAACCGGTCGTCGTGTGGAAACGCACGAATACCCGAACCGCGACAAACCGGACGGCACGGTGAAAACGGCTCTTCAAAACCTTGGTTTGGGAGAAGCGGCAAAACGAAATGTGGGTAACGAGCAAAACCAAATTCCGGATATGGCGGCGTTTGCCAGTTCACTTTCATCAACGGGTTTTCAAAAACTCCCTTCAGGTCTGATTATTCAGTGGGGTATAGTCAGTGGAGCATCAAACTATACGGTGACTTACCCGGTAACATTCCCAAGTCGTTCACTTGCGCTGTTGGCTGTACCACATACAACGTCGGTGGCGGGTATATCTGCAATGGGCATTGCGAACTGTTCTGATATCACCAAATCACAGTTCTATATAATTGTTGGCGGTATATCTCAGGGAGAAATTGTCAAATATGAAAGGTCCTGTTTTTGGGTAGCAATCGGTGTATAGGTATATCTATGATTTATTTCTCAAAATCGACTAATGGTTTTTTCTTTGATGGTATAAACAGCGACATGCCTGCTGACATTGTTGAGATAAGTACAGACTTATACAATGAATTAATTGCCGGACAGCAGGAAGGGGGTAAATTAATCACGTCAGATGAAAATGGTTTACCGGTACTGAAATCTCCGGCGATTGATTATGTCGCACGTGCTGAAAATCAGCGAATGCAGTTACTTGCTCATGCCGATAATGTCACAGCTGACTGGCGAGTGGAATTAATGCTTGGTGATATCAGCAGTACAGATAAAGAAAAACTATCCGCCTGGATGGACTACAAAAAAGAAGTAAAAGCCGTCGACACTTCGACGGCTCCTGAGATTAGCTGGCCTGAGTTACCGGAGGTGTAGGCCATTCAATATCTGGAGCACTGGAGGTATCCACCAGTTCCAGTGCGTCCAGGTAATCCAGCCACAAATTATATAGTGCCAGTTCCTCGTCTTTCAGACGACCAATAGCGGCTTTACCGGGCCATTGTTTACTGTTCATGTATTCGTTGGCCTGATTAAGCAATAATTGCCTTTCTGATTCTGCCTGTTGAATAAGTTCTTCATGCGATGGTGGAGGTATTAGTGCCCATGTGGGTAATCCATTTTTTCCTGCAACACGAATTTTGTCATATGGGGGCGTATTGATTGCAAATTCATTATAAACATCATCACTGACAGCCAGAGCATCATCTGGCCATGAATTTGCATTAATGTAATCATCCTTAAGCGCAGGATTCACAAAAATGTTTAATGATGGACTATAAAACATATTAACCCCCTATAGCGATATAACGACCTAATACAGCATTTGCAGCAGTCGCTATGCTTGAAAAACCGCGGAACTGATTTGATGTAATTGCAGAAGCCGACAGGATTCCTGCGCCTGAAGGTGTATGCCCCACATGACTAACTATCATTCCATAACATGCTGACGGAAAGGCAAAAGGAAAATCATTAAGATATCCGGCATCTTCACCACCAGACCCACCAAATCTCGCCTGCCCCCACTGAATAATCAGTGTTCTCCGGGAACCTGAAATAATTAACGGAATCGTTACATACCCATTCAGACCAATGACACCCGATGCAGTGCCAGCCAGAGATAATTCTCCCAAACCAACGTTTATGAAAATGCAGAAATAACGAGAAAATGGCATCATTCCTGCTTTTGTCAGAGGGAGCTACCATGCTTATTGGCTATGTTTGCGTATCAACAAATGACCAGAAAATCGATCTACAACGTAATGCGTTGAACTGTGCAGGATGCGAGCTGATTTTTGAAGACAAGATAAGCGGTACAAAGTCCGAGAGCCTAGGGCTGACAGTGCTGTTCTTGATGCAAATTAAAGGATTTAATAGTGAGTTGCGGCCTTACTAATGTAAGGCCGCTATAATCATTTTATTAATTGCATTAATCGTATTTTGGCCATACTTTCAATGCAATTTCCCCCAACTTTTTACCTCGCTCCTGTATTTCACTCTCATCCCATTTATCCTTAAGTATAAGTGGTATGTTCAGTCGTAGATTGGTGTGGACGATGAGAGCATCACGTTTTTTCAGAAATACAGCATTCTGAACGGAACGGTTTACGCTAAGGTTAAGCAAAGTTAGATTTCCCAACGTAGCTATCGCTTGTTGCCGTTTCCTTACCAGTAGCTGTTCAGGGGTAAGATCGGTTCCAGACAGAACAATTTGGTTCATTACCGTAGCATCTGAATTTGTCACCATATGACCATTTTCGAGAGGCCAACAGGAATACCAACTTTGAGGCATAAGATGATCGATATCGAGATTAGAAAGATTTGGAACATCAGGCTTTTCTGTCTTCACTTGGCGACAAAGTTCTCTTTCAAGTTCCGTTAACATTGAGCGCATTTTCGGTGCGTCGAGCCTGCCAGGATAAAGTGGAGCATTGATGCAAGCGTTGAGAAATTCTGAGTCCCCAGGCCAACGTGAGGCTTCGCCATTTAAGCTATTGAGGATATTACGTAACTCAACACTGGAAATTTCCGTTTTAGACAAGTGTCGCAATACATTCATAAATACATTGTTGTAATTCTTTGGCGTCAGGCCACATACGGATCTTCGTACTACGTAGGAGACAAGATCATTATACATGGCTGCTTTCTCATCATCGGCGATGTTAGCTATCGAAATGAACAAAGCAAGCGGATAGAGTGTCGTCACATCATAGGCTGCGATGCGATGTCCAAAGTGTGAGATGGGGGTTGTGCCAAAACCACCAACCAATTCTTTATATTGTGATGCATATTGTTTGAGGCGCTTTACTTGCAGATCTGCTCGTTGTGAAGGCAAGTCCTTACTTACATAATCACGATACTCATTGTAAAGGCGAGACAGATCAATTTCACGCTGCCTTTCTGATTGCAATGTCGCATGTACAAGCCACTCCATGCGTGGTTTATTAATACGTCCACGGCGTTGCTTTTCCGACCAGTATTTATCTTCAAAGATCTTCCACTCATTTTCATATAATTCAATAGCATTAATATTTTCATGCTCAGCGCACATAAAGATATAGTTGCGAATAAGATCCGTTGCATGAAGTTCCGCTCCTCGCCCATTTAATGTTTCAAAAATTATTTGGGCATCATCTTCAGCTTCGAGAAATATGCTTACCAGTTTCAGATCCGTCAAGACAGCCTCAATTAGTGCTACAGCATTTTCTTGTGGTGAGTGGTTTTCTATTTTAATCCATTTTATAAAGGCTTCAGTAAAAAACCATAATGCCTCTAGTGACGGCGGGTGGTTGAAATGTTTACGTAACGTACCATGTTGCGTGAAGCTATCAGAAAATACATTACGGAGATCGTCAATATTATCAACATTAAGACTTTGAATAAAATGAGTTTGATCTCGAAAAGTTGGCCACAGTTTGAAGCATTCTACCTTTTTATTTCTCATCGTTGCTTCGTTTGTATTTTTCAAGCAAGTCAATACTAACCCTTCCAGTTCAGAAAGGCCTGTAGCACGCAATGATAATCGAATGGATGCCAGAATATATTGAAGAGTGGTTAAACGTTGCTGGCCGTCAATAATATGTATGGTATCTACACCTAACAAGCTGTTTTTGAGTTGAGGTTCCAGCACCACCGCGCCGAGGAAATGAGGGGTTGGTTTTGTTCCCGAAAGTCGGCTCTGTGCTTTTTCGAAGATATCCTCCAACAAAGCTGACCATTGGTTTCGTTGCGTCCATACGTAGGCACGTTGATAGAATGGAACACGATATTGTCGTTGATTTTGGAAAATTTGCTGGATGGTTAGCGTTTCGGATTTCATTGTTTACCTATAAATAACATTAAGTGACATTCCACAAGAGTAAGAAATTCATCTGAGTCAGAACAATCATTTTTATGTAGTTATGATACAGTGTATTTGTTACTGGTGAAGTAAAAATAAGAAACCCCGCTTTTGAATGCTGACGCGCTACGGTTTCATTGGATATTTTTTGTCTCTCCTCCATCCCGTTGGTGTTCTGTTTAGACTGATAACTTGCTGTTTTAATTGATATTAATTTCTTGCGCCGCCCAATCATGGTTGGTGGGTTGGTGGGTTGGTGGGTTGGTGGGAGTTAAATCCACATTGGTATGAATAACATAGAATATGAATTAGTGTTTCAGAATTGCTTCAGCCATCACTTTTTAATACGTTCAATTTGAATGTTTATTTCCGAAACAATTTTTTCAGGTTTCAGTCCCTCGTTAGATTGCACAAAATCTCTAATTTGCATCATTCGATGTGCACAAATTTGTAATTCGCTATAAACACTTAGCTCGTCAGATTCATTTTGAGATTGTTCACCTGTTTAAAATTCTACATAAGTATGTGGCGGATTGTGATAAACACGAGAAATCGGGGTTGGCCACCATTCCTCACCGGTCACTACGTCCGCATCGAATAGTACAGTTTTGTCAATTTCCATTAATTTCTGGATAAGAACAGAAGTTTTCAAGCGAACCTCCATTTTGCCATAAAGTGGTTATCAAAACGCTACGTAAACTATACAAAATCAGCGAGTTATGGTGAAGGTAAAAAAACAAGTTTAGATGTTCGTTAAGTATAAAATTGTTTTAATTCAATTGGATATAATAATTTTCTAAATCTAATGCTGCGCCATATGGGCTGGACTGAAGCGGCTGACCTGATTGTTAAAGGTATGGAAGGCGCAATCAACGCCAAGACCGTAACCTATGACTTCGAACGTCTGATGGAGGGCGCTAAACTGCTGAAATGTTCAGAATTTGGTGACGCGATCATCAAGAATATGTAATCTCTATATGTGTTAAATATTGAAACGGGCGTATAACACGCCCGTTGTTTTTATAAATATGTTAACCGTTATAAAATAACGTATCAAAAGTCAAGTGAACACATTTCAAATATCAATTTGATCGTATTGGTCTGGTGATTAATTATGGGGGGCAATAAAAAGACAGTATTAATCATCCATAGGGATAGTCTCTGCACTTTCATTTCCATTATGCTAATGCCTTACTGAATTATGAAGCATTTCTTAAGCTCCAGACTTTAGCTAGATTAATGGTTTATTATTTTCTACATCTTCAATATATAAAAGCGTATTATCAATGGCGTAGTAACTGCGTTTGTTATGATTAACATCAGTAACCCACCGGAAAACGCCAGCGCCTGCCAGTGTTGAACAGTATTCCCGAAATGTAGATTTTCCGCGAATATGAAGCAATGCGGCCTCTTTTATTTTAGTTGGGTTCTTGATCGTACTAACTTTTAACAGGCTCCTGGTTCCTCTTAATAACAAAACCGTGTCATCGTGAGTAATAATTCTGATGTTATCCGTAGCCAGATAATAAATGTAATGTGCAATACGGTTATGTTTTAATTCTGAATAAAACCAGGAGAAGTTTTGCTCTTTTCTCACTTGCTCAAACATCTTTTGAAAAACAACGACCTGATCCAT